GATCACCGGAAAATTAGGTTCCCCGAGAATCTTTTTCATTAAGAAATCACTTTCCAATTCGATGGGATGTTATCATGTAATTCGTGAGACAAAAGGGCAAAAGAAATCACTTCTGGATACAATCAATGGACGACCGATTTATTCAGATGACAGAGATGATTCTGTGACGGATCATTCATATGATTGTTTGCGATATTATTGTGCATCTCACTTACAGTCTAAGAATGAAGTTTCTGTGAGAAAGCCATCTGAACGGAGTTTTTTTGGTTTAGTTAATAGAATTAAAGCACTTAAACAAAGTAATTATTATGAGAAGTTTGGGATGATGCAGTAAACTCAGTTTGAAAGGCGAGGAATTTGAAATGACAATAGAAGAGCAGAATCAACAGGAACACTTAGCAGCAAAAACTCAAATAACAAACTATGAGAGTTTTTTGATTGCTTTACATTTGTATTGGAATTATCCCGTTATGACCGCGGATGAAAGAAGGGCGCTTGCCGAAAGCTGGAAAGGACATATTTCAGAGTTAAAGAATATGTCAGTTGGATCTACAGGATTTCCGTCAGCTTTTGATCCACTTTGGATAGCGAATTTGCAGGCGACTGGGGCAATTTCAGCAATTAATATGAGTGCGACTGTTTAACATGCCAAATCCAGTTATAAAACCTTCACAACAACTAAGTAAATATTTGAAGGATTTATATACTGGAGAAGTGCTTTCTCCTGCTGAACGGAATTTTCAGAATTTTATGCAACCAGCAGCCGCATTTGCAAATTTTATTAAAAATCCAATAGATCCAGAAACGGGATTTCCAAATATGGACATTGCTGGACCAGTTATGACAGGAATAACTGGAGCAAGGAATGCAAAAAGAATAAGAGATGAAATAGCTGCATTAAATCTTGGGAGTCAAGCAGAAATAGCGATAGAATTTATTAAAAGAAAATATCCTAGACTTGCCTCATCAATTCAGAAATATTACACTTCTAATGTACCATTAATGGATAAAATAACTGGGGAATATAATCCATTAAATCAAACAGCTAAGATTTTCACTTCTAAGGGTAAAAATATTTCTGATTATGGACAAGCAGCCGCGCATGAGACATTTCATGGAGTTCAAGATATATTTCAAAATCGAAAACAAGAATTATTGCCCCCTGAAATGGGTGGAACATATAAATATGTCAAAAATCCTATAGAATATTCAACATTAGAGGATTATCTTAGAGCAGTAGCAGAATATCAAAATCAACCTGTAGAAGCCGAAGCGTTTAAAGCTGGCATCACAGCAAGAAAAGCCATTGAAAATTATTTTAAACGTCTTAGTGGTAAATAGGCGAAAATGACATTCGACAAGAAATCATACGAAAAAGAGTTGGATGATTTCAATCTCGTTTATAAGAGTTTAAAGGCGAATTGTCCAAGTCCAGAGCTGGCATATTTTTTAGCTGGGCTACATCAGCGAGTTTTGGATGTAGAGCAGAAAATTCAAAAGCTGGAAGAAATCAAAAGTCATAGAAAAGATAATTAATGGCAAATTCCAAAACAAAATCTGAAGAGTATGGAGCAAGTTGGATTGAAAGAATCCGAAAATCTTGTGAGTACTTTGACAGTTGGGAAAAGAAATTCAAATGTAAGACTTTAGATCGCTATATTGAAGGGCGAATCTCTAATTCAGCAGATAGTGAGAATAATCGAGGCTATTATTTAAATCTCTTTTACAGTAGTATCAAAATCAAAAAACCATCAATGCTTTTCAGTTATCCATCATTTTCATTAGTACCAAAACCCTGGAAATATGATTACAATCCAGATATGAGTTTGCAAATCTCTCGATTAAAAGAAGACACACTCAATTCTTTCATTCAAGATAATGCCCTGAAATTTGCTGAAGAAATTGACATGTCTGTGCTAGACAGTTGGAGTTATTTTGGAATGTTGGAAGTTGGTTATGATGCAAAATGGATGAAAAATCCAAATGCCGGGAAACCCATTCTGAAATCTGATTACTATGAATTAAACTCGGGTGAGAGTGATGGAAAGGTTTTAGAAGAACCCGCGGAAATTCCAGAGAAGGAATGGATATATTTTAAAAGAATTCCCGCGCACCGTTTTAGAGTTGGTGGATCTGATTCATGGGATTTAGAACGCTGTAATTGGGCTGGTTACTATGAATTTGTGCGAACAGATGATTTACTAGCAAGCAAGAAAAGTTTGAAGAATATTGACGAAAAGGATTGGCCGTCGAATCGCTCCGATGATTATTACTGGAATGGAGAAGATTCAGGCGAAAGTGATTTTTCAGGCAAAGGAGATTACTCCAAACTATGGAAGATCTGGGATATTCGTGCGAAAAAGTTTTTGATGATTTTGGAAGCAAATGAAAAGTGCATCTTTACTGAATCTTTTACTCGACTTCCGCTTTTTCCGCTGGTATTTGATCGCCGCAGGGTTGGATTTTATCCAGTTCCAGTAACATTTAATTGGAAGAGTCCGCAAGATGAATATAATGAATCTCGCAATCAGATGCGAAATCATCGCAGGCGTGTTCGACAAATGTGGCAATCTGTTGAACAAACTGTAGATCCTGATGAAATAGAAAAATTCGTACATGGGCCGGATGGAACAGTAATTCTTGTAAAAAGAGATCAAGCAATTCAACCAATTAACAACGCGCCGCTGGATAGTTCAATAATGAATTCTTTGAATATATCAAGCGCGGATTTCGATAAGATTGCTGGAACTTCTAACCCTCAAAGAGGTGTTAGTGATAGAACAACTGCCACTGAAGCGGCAACAATTGAACAACGTGCCCGCGTTCGAGAAGATTATGAAAGAGATGTAGTTGCGGAATGGCTTTGTAAGATTGCCCGCGAAACATTATTGACGATAATTGAAAAGTTTAGCGAGCCGTTTTGGATTAAACTGCAAAGAGATGCTGGGGAAGTCGGGGAAGACGTTTCACAAACTGGAGAGAAATATCAACTGATTAAATCTGAGATGTTAGAAGATAATGTTGATTTTGATGTTTCAGTATCGGTTAGTTCAATGTCTCCAGTTACAAATGAAGTAGAAAAGAAACAATTCTTTGAGTTCATCTCAATCATTCAAAATTTCCCAGTTTTGAGTTTACATCCAACGCTTATTCGAGAAGCAGCATATAGATGTTCTTATAGAAATGAACAGGTTATTCAGGCCGTTCAGAAAATGGCTCAACTTGCAATTATTGCAAAAGAAGCTGAAGGACAAGCTAATATGCAAGGAAATGCTGCGCAGCAGAATGCTCCACCTCAAGGAGAAAATGCAGGAAATTTAGCTCAAAATGTTCAAGCGGCAGCAACACCAAATTCGCAGGAACAAGTTAGGCAACAAGTTGAGAATCCGATAGTTCAATGACGAAATGAAACGAAAGGGAATTGAAATGGCAGTTGAAAAGCATGACACTCGAACCGGAACATATGCGGAAGATCCAAAAACTACCAAGTTAAAGGACTTTGATCCGGCACGCGCGCAGGATTATAATGAGATTAATCAGGAGTTAAAGACAAAAGAAGACTTTGATAAACAAATCAAAGAAGCTAAGAAATTCCGGGAAGAATCCGATAAACGATATCAGGATCTTTTGAAGGAAAATGCAGAAGTTTTGCAATTCGAAGGTGACGATGACCTGAAGGGTTTAGCTGAAAAATTGCAAACGGCTGTAGAACGATTCCAAAATGCGAAACAAGCCGCAATGAATTTTGACGATCCAAATATTGAAGGGCTTCGGGATTTACGAGCGAAAACATTTGGACAAGTTCAAAACATTTTGAACGAAATTCGTAGACGAGTGGAAATTCTGTTGAGAGAGACCTATTGATGGAAAAGGAAATTGCTGTGAATAAAGACAAAAACTCCATTTCGGCTAAATCTGCATTGCGAGTGAAGTTAATGGACATGCTGAAACAGAAAGTCTTTTCCGCAGCAATTTCCTCCAAAAAATCTAGCAAAGGAAAATAGTATGTCTGATACAAATACATCTCTTCGTGAATCAATTGAGAATGCTGCAAAAGAACAAGGTGTTCCACCTGAAGAAAATATTAACGATACTGATAATAAAGAGAATTCCTCAGAGTCTCAGGAAACAGTTTCAAAAGAAGCTGAAGAAGAAACATCTGAAGATTTCAAACCAGATCCTGAGATTGAAGAAGCAGTTAATTTTTACAAAGCTTTAAAAGATCCAAATCAACAAGTTCAAATAATTGGAGAACTTGCACGCCGCGCGGGATTATTGCAGAAAAATGAACAACCAACCGCAAAAGAAGAGAAGAAGTATTCCCAACTAATTGAAGAAATACTTGGTGAAGAATACCCTGATTTGAAAGATAAGCTGGGGAAGGTTTTTACAGCTTTTGAAAAAGAAAGCGATGAAAAACTGGCTGCGATTCGGCGGCAAATTGAATATGATAAAGCGCAGGAAGCAGTCCGCGAATTTGATAATGAATATTCTGCGTTTTTGAAAGACAATAAGATATCCGAGAGTACCGCGGCGCTTATGATGAAGGAAATTGAAGTTCTGCCTCCTCAAATAGGTAAAAACGGGAGGAAGATTAGTTTAACTGAATATTTACACAAAATCCACAAGTTAGTTGATAGTGATAAACAGAGTGTAAATAGAGAAGTTAAACGTGCTGAAAAGATTGAAAACAATCTCAGTTCGAGGGTAAAGAATTTAGCAACAGAAGTTGGGGAAGAAAGATTAAAACAAGGTTCAAGACTTCCAAGTATTAGGGAATCAGTTTCGGCAGCAGCAAAAGGTGTAAAATTTGACGACGATTAACCCGCACTGCGGGAATTTACAGGAAAAGGAATAGGAATAAAAATGGCAACTTATGGTGGAGCGGGTTCGCCGGCGCAAAGTACATTTAATTATGATGCGTTGGTTTCAACATCGCTGGCAAATTACCGGAAAACGCTAGTAGATAATATTTCAAAGACAAACCCTCTCTTTCATGAGCTGAAGAAAAAAGATTTGTGGGAATCAGTTGACGGCGGTTTGTATATCGCTGAAGATTTGATGTATGCGGTTGGAAATACAGAACCGTATGATGGATATGATGAACTTCCATTAACTCCCACAGATGGCGTAACACAATTACAAGTGGATTGGAGACAACTCGCAACTCCAATTGTAATTTCGGAAAAAGAACGGAAACAAAACAAACAGCGAATAGTGAGTTTGCTCGAGAGCAGAATTAAAATCGCTGAAATCGGAATGCAGGAATCTTTTACGAAACATCTTTTACTAGGTCAACTGGCCGGAAATGGAGATGATATTCGTGAACCGTATTCTAATCCTGCAAATGGGGCAAATTCAATTGATCCACTTCCCCGTTGGGTAATGTATGATCCAACCGCGCCGTATACGATTGGAAATATTCAACAGTCAACACAAACTTGGTGGAAAAATCGAACAAAAACATCTGCTGCAACAACAGGGCAAGGTTTGCTTGCAGAATTTATGAATATGTATAACCAATGTTCAAAAGGTCCAGGTGGTCCACCGGATTTAATTTGGACAGATATGGTTACTTGGGAACTTGTTCATACTGCGTATATGGAGAAATACCGCGCAGATTCTACTGACAATGATTATCCGTTCCTGAATTTCAAGTTTTGGGGCGCACTTATTGTTTGGGATGAAGATATTCCAGATGTTGCCGCTAATGGCGGAAAAGGCGCATTGACGGCTGAAACAACGAAAGGAACTGCGTATTTTCTGAACACAAAGTTTTTTAAGATCAAATATGAATCTGAAACAAACTTTGTTGCCACCGAATTCCAGAAGCCAATCAATCAAGATGTGAAAGGTAAACATCTGCTTTGGATGGGCAATACACTAGTTAACAACCGACGCAAGCAGGGAGTTCTTGGAAATATTGCAAGAACACTTACTTTCAGCTCAATCTAGTTGTTTTAATTGTTGATTTTATGGGAACTGATTTCGTGAGCGGATTCATTTCTTTTCCTCCGAGCAAGGAATGGATTTGATTTCAGTTCCCACCAATTGTTAGCTGGAATGCATTGACAAGGGGCTACCTTCTGTGCTAAACTGGAGGTAGGAGGTAGTACCTTGAAAACAATTAAAGTTTGGAATAAAGTCAAATTGTATTGGGACGATATACTAGTGGATGACGAAGATTATGAAAGAGTAAATAAATATAAGTGGTATCTGACAAAAGGTCGATTTTCTGGGGATGGAAATATTATTTGTGGAACTAAAGAAATTGGTTATTTGCATAGATTTATTTTGAATCTCAAAACAGGAGATGAAAAGCAAGTAGATCATAAGGACCATAATAGATTAAATAATCAAAAAGAGAACTTGAGGATTTGTGATAATCAACAGAATAATTGCAGTAAGCAACTTCAAGCAAATAGTACCACAGGTTTTAAGGGTGTTTGTTTTGATAAATTTACAAAATCTTATAAAGCTTATATCAATAACTACCACAAACATATTCATTTAGGTAGATTTAGTACAGCAGAAAAAGCAGCCAGAGCATATGATAAAGCTGCATTGGTCTATCATGGGGAATTTGCAGTTTTAAATTTTCCAAAACCTGAAACAAAATGAAAATTTAACTCTATTCTAGGTGATCCAGAGGATCATAGAACCCTGGAATACAACGTATAGGAGAAAAAAACATGAACATGAAATTCTGGAACGCGGGATCAGGTAGACCTGAAGATATTGTACATGCTGTAAAAAATGCAGAAGCTGTAACAATTTCAGCAGGTTCTCCTGTCATTTACCAAATGAATGGAACTGATGATGGGCTTGCAGTTATTTTACCCTCCAGTTCTACTGCTGCAAAAGTTTCAGGATTTGCTGCGGGAGTTTTAGTTAAAACACTTTCTCCAGGACAATTAGGAGATGTTCAGGTTTACGGATTCAATAGAAAAACATTAATCGCTAGGGGAACAAGAGCAAATTCAACTGCTGCATGGCCGACAATGGCATCTTTAGTAATTGGAGATGTTTTATCTATTGATACTGTTTTGAATGGATTTGTTTCATCTGCTGCGGGTGCAAATTCTGCTTATCAAGCATATGCTGTTGCAGCAGAAGCAATTGCTTCTGGTTCTGGATTTGTAAGTTCCAATAATGGTGGAAATCCTGCAAGTGCAACTGTGTATTATCAGGCGGTTAAGACATTTCTGCGATTTATGTAAAAGGAGGGAAATGAATTAACTCACTAAAACAATTGGCTGATACTGTCAGAAGGGCTTCTTTCAAAGAAATAATATTTCAAGGGGGAGAGAAGCCTTTCGGAAATTCAATATTTAGGATTAATAATATGAAAACTCTTGTATGTACTAATGTTCTAGATAATATTAATTCACTTGCTTATGGTTCACATATGCAGGAATGGTTTAGAATGGGGCGAAATACACAAGATGAGTTTATTCTTTTTCATCCCAACAGATTTTCAATTGATAATGCGCGTAATCAAGCCGCGAACTTTGCACTGCAAAATGAATGTGATTACATATATTTTATTGATGATGATATGATATTGGCACCGAATACATATAGCAGTCTGAAATCCTGTAATGCAGATGTTGCTATGGCATTATCATTCATTAGAGGTTATCCATTTCATGTGATGGCGTTTATCAAAAATCCAGAGAAATCAGGTGAATTAACTTATTTTGATGATTTACTTGAACATCCGAATTTCGGGGGAGTGGTTGAATGCGAGGCGATTGGATTTGCGTGTGCTTTAATTAAAATGAGCGCATTAAAGAAAGTTTATCCACCCTATTTTATTACCAGTACTCAATCAACCGAAGATATTTATTTTTGTATTAAACTTAAAAGAGCAGCACAGGATGTGCGAATTGTTGTGGATACAAGAGTGCCAACTGGACACTTGTTACATCCAGAAATGATTTCGTTGCACAATTTCAAGAAGATGAAAGCGTTTCACGCACCTGAAAAACCCGTTGAAATTGATAGAGGAAAGGAATATTTGGAACAATGCAAATCTCACTTTTTGAATCCGTCCGTTGCCAATTGATTAATGGCACAAATGAATTAATAAAATTGAATGTCGGCTGTGGTTCGACTAAAATTGATGGATATGTTAATATAGATACATCAAATGAAGCTTATGCGGACGCCGTTTTTGATATTCGGAGTGGAATGCCATATCCCGATAATTCTGTAGAAGAAATATTGTTTTTCCACACGATTGAACATATTGAAGAAAAATACCATCAATTTATCCTAGAAGAATTCTGGCGCGTCCTGATTCCAGGTGGAAATATTTTAATTTCCTATCCAGAATTTGAAAAAATTGCAATGAATTACATTGAAAATGCGAAGGGGATGCGCACATTTTGGAAGAATACAATCTATGGATTGCAAAGATATCCTGGCGATTACCATGTTTCGTTGATGGATTCTGAAATTCTTGCAATCAAACTTCAGGAAATTGGTTTTATTGATATTGAATGGAAAGCGGAACCTGTGGAAAACTATAATAGTATTTTGAAAGCTATTAAAGGTGCAAGATATCCAAGTTATGAAGATATGTTTGCACACTGAAGGAATTTGATTGTGAACCGGGATCAAATAGCTGCGAAAATTCGACATAATTTAAATGACATGGGAGTTTCCTATTACAGTGGAACAGATGTCAATGATTCAATTCAAGATGGATATGATGAAGTTGCAGTATATTGTGAATGTATTGAAAAAACTGCACAATTGAATTTTCAAAACGATATCACATACTATGATCTCAGTGTGTTGATTCCTGATTATTATCGAACAGTTAGAATATTTTCTTACAATATTAATCAATTTCTTGAATTGAATCTTGAACGAGAGAATTTTGGATATTCGGATGACTGGGAATTGTCTCAGGGAAGTGCTAGAGATTATCTGATTAAAGGACCAAAATATATTGGAATTTCCAACCGTTCGTCGAATTCAACTGGTAACTTTAAGATTTGGTATAAAGCACAAGCCGAAATTCTGAAAGGCACATCGACTCCACGAATTGATTCAAAGTTTCAATTGTTGCTGGAAAATTATGGAACGGCGGATCTTTTGGAACAAAATCAAGAGTTTACTAAAGCCAATGTTTATTGGTCACAATACAATAAAGGCTTGGAAGATTATAGATTCAAAATTCAATTACTGAGTAAATCTGATAGAGTATTTACACGACCTGCGGATTTGGGATTAGGATATTATTAGGAGCTAGAAATGCCAATTTACCATAATTTTGTAAGTTCTAAAGTTGATTCTGGCGATTCCAGTAAAAT